CCAAGTACTACAAGAAGTATACTAAGAATGAAGTAATTTTGCAGCTTGGCAAGGGTAGTGGTAAAGACTTTACATCTACTGTAGCATGTAGCTACATCGTATACAAGCTGCTATGCCTTAAAGACCCAGCGAGATACTTCGGAAAGCCTTCTGGTGACGCCATTGATATCATCAACGTTGCTATCAACGCACAGCAGGCAAAGAACGTTTTCTTTAAGGGCTTCAAGTCCAAGATTGAAAGGTCTCCATGGTTTGCAGGCAAGTATTATGCCAAGGCAGACAGCATTGAGTTTGATCACGCTATCACAGTATACTCTGGTCACTCAGAGCGAGAATCTCACGAGGGTCTAAACCTTATACTAGCAGTTCTAGACGAGATTTCTGGATTTGCTCAGGAGGTTGGCACTGGTAATGACCAGGGCAAAACAGCAGATAACATCTACAAAGCTTTCCGTGCCTCTGTAGATTCTCGTTTCCCAGATCTCGGCAAGGTTGCATTGCTATCATTCCCACGTTTCCCTGGCGACTTTATTTCTCAGCGGTATGACGATGTTATTGCAGACAAAGAGGTGATAACCAAGACTCATAAGTTTGTTATGAATCCAGACCTACCAGAGGATGCAGATGGTAACAGTCTGGAAATTAGCTGGGATGAAGATACTATCGTAAACTATAAGTATCCAGGAGTGTTTGCACTAAAGAGGCCAACCTGGATTGTCAACCCTACAAGAAAGGTTGATGACTTTAAGCTAGCATTCTATACAGATATGGGCGATGCTATGCAACGCTTTGCCTGTGTGCCAACCTTCGCATCTGATGCATTCTTTAAGCAGCGTGACAAGGTAAGAGCGTGTATGACAGTAAGAAATCCTATTGATAGCTCTAAGAGGTTCGACGAAACATTCAAACCAGATCCAGACAAAGTTTACTATGTCCACGCAGACCTTGCTCAGAAGCATGACAAGTGTGCCGTAGCAATTGCCCACGTAGAGAAGTGGGTATCTGTTCAGGTAATGAAAGACTATGAGCAGGTAGTGCCAATGGTAGTCGTAGATGCCGTAGTATACTGGGAGCCAAGGGTTGAGGGGCCAGTTAACCTTTCAGAAGTTAAGCAGTGGATTCAGAATTTACGTCGCCAAGGATTTAACGTCGGAATGGTATCCTTCGACCGCTGGCAGTCATTCGATATTCAGAATGAGCTAAAGGCTGTGGGAATGAGAACTGAAACGGTATCGGTCGCCAAGAAGCACTACGAAGATATGGCTATGCTTGTTTACGAAGAGCGTCTAGCTATGCCAGCAATTGAGCTACTGTTTGAGGAGCTAACAGAGCTTAAGATTGTAAAGCAGAACCGTGTGGACCACCCCAGAAAGCTATCTAAGGACCTTGCAGATGCGGTGTGTGGTGCAGTCTTTGGAGCAATCTCTCATACTCCCAAAAACGTTAACCAGGAAGTAGAGATTCACACTTTCAGGGATAGGCCAAAAGATCCACTTGAAGATAATTCTAAAAACGTGATACAATATAAACCCAGTAAAGAAAAGATTGAGGATTATCTATCCCAATTTGAGGTCATATAGAAAGCGGTGTACTAATGGTATTGCCAATTTCTATAGTCTACTTTTCCAATTACTCCGAGAACACTAAACGATTTGTAGAAAGGCTCACAGATGCAGGAATTCGTATTCCCACTCGTCCTAGCGACGCTCGGGGCTTCACTGTGGATGCTGAGTATGTACTCGTTTTACCGACTTATGGTGGTGGCAATGAATCACCTGCTATCCCAAAGTCAGTAAAGGTATTTTTAAATAATCCTGCCAACAGGGATTTATTGCGTGGTGTCATAGGCACAGGCAACACAAACTTTGGCGAGCACTACTGTAAGGCAGCAGATATGATCTGCAATAAGACTGGTGTACCACTTATAGGACGTGTAGAAATTATGGGGACACCAGAAGACGTAGAAGAAATTACAAGGAGACTGGAGCTACTATATGGAACAGAATAAACTAAGCTATCATGAGCTGAATGCCATGCTAAACATGTATGACGAAAACGGTAAGATCCAGTTTGATAAAGACAAGGCAGCTGCCAAGGCATACTTCCTAGACCACGTTAATCAAAACACTGTCTTTTTTCACTCGCTTGAAGAGAAGATAGACTACCTGGCTGAGAATCAGTACTACGATAAGGAAATCCTTGACCAGTACTCTCCAGAGGATGTTAAAGAATTATTTAAGCATGCATATGCATACAAGTTTAGATTCCCAACATTTGTTGGTGCATACAAGTTTTATACTCAGTACGCACTAAAGAATTTTGCAGGTGATCGCTACCTAGAAAGATTTGAGGACCGTGTCGTAATGAATGGTCTAATGCTAGCTCGTGGTAATAAACAGCTAGCACAGGACATCATTGATGAGATTATTACTAATCGTTTCCAGCCAGCTACACCTACATTCTTAAATGCAGGGAAGGCCCAGCGAGGAGAGTACGTAAGCTGTTTCCTTTTGAGGGTAGAGGATAACATGGAATCAATTGCTCGTGCCGTCACATCGTCACTACAGCTCTCTAAGAGGGGTGGTGGAGTAGGTCTTAACCTAACAAATGTACGTGAGCTGGGTGCACCTATTAAGCAGATTGAGAACCAGTCTTCAGGAATCATTCCAGTAATGAAGATGCTAGAGGATGCTTTCTCTTACGCAAACCAGCTTGGTGCCCGTCAGGGTGCAGGTGCTGTATATCTAAATGCACACCACCCAGATATCATGCGTTTCCTAGATACCAAGAGAGAGAATGCCGATGAAAAGGTTCGAATTAAAACCTTGTCTATTGGTGTAGTTATTCCAGATATCACTCTAGAGCTTGCTAAGAGTAATGAGGACATGTACCTGTTCTCTCCATATGATGTAGAGCGTGTATACGGCCTTCCAATGTCGGACATCTCTGTAACTGAGAAGTACCAGGAAATGGTTGACGACCCTCGCATTCGCAAGAGCAAGATCAAGGCTCGTGACCTTTTCCAGAGGATTGCAGAGCTTCAGTTCGAGTCGGGGTATCCATACATTGTATATGAAGACACTGTTAACAACGCTAACCCAATTGAGGGACGTATTAACATGTCCAACCTTTGCTCTGAGATCCTGCAGGTAAATACACCAACTACCTACAACAATGATATGAGCTACAAAGAAATTGGTAAGGATATCTCATGTAACCTAGGATCATTAAACATTGCCAAGGCAATGGAGTCACCAGACTTTGGTAAGACTATTGAGGTAGCCATCATGTCTCTAACTGCAGTTTCAGACCTATCCTACATTGACTCAGTTATGTCAGTAGCTGAGGGTAACAGGAAGTCACGTGCTATTGGCCTTGGTCAGATGAACCTTCACGGCTACTTCGGACAAAAGGAGATGCACTATGGAGATGAAGAATCAATTGACTTCACCAACATGTACTTCTACACTGTTTTGTACCATGCACTAAAGGCATCTAATAAGCTAGCAATTATTAACAAGTCACCATTTGATAACTTTGAGAATTCAAAGTATGCATCTGGAGAGTTCTTTGACAAGTATACATCTCAGAAGTGGGAGCCAGCTACAGAGAAGGTTGCTCGGCTATTTAAGGATGCCAAGATTAAGCTTCCAAAGAAGAAGGACTGGGAAGAGCTTAAGGCATCCGTAATGGAGCACGGTATCTACAACCAGAACCTGCAGGCTGTTCCTCCAACTGGATCTATTAGCTATGTAAATAACTCTACTAGCTCTATTCACCCTATTGCTGCACAGGTTGAGATTCGTAAGGAAGGGAAAATGGGTCGTGTTTACTACCCAGCTCCAGGACTAACCAATGACAACCGTGAGTACTTCATGGATGCATATGAGATTGGCCCAGAAAAGATTGTAGATATTTATGCAGCTGCTCAGCAACACATTGACCAGGGCATGTCTCTGACACTATTCTTCAAGGACACAGCCTCAACTCGTGACGTAAACAAGGCACAGATTTATGCATGGAAGAAGGGTATCAAAACAATTTACTACATTCGTATTAGGCAGAATGCACTAGAAGGAACAGAAATGGAGGGATGCGTATCATGTCAGCTATAACAAGGCCAGTTAACTGGAACAAGATCGAAGACCAGGTAGACCTGGATGTATGGAATAGGCTGACTCAGAACTTCTGGCTACCTGAGAAGGTGCCAATCTCAAACGACATCCAGTCGTGGAGTACTCTAAGGCCAGATGAGCAAGAGCTAACTATGCGTGTATTTACTGGTCTAACCATGCTAGATACAATTCAGGGTACAGTTGGGTCCATGAGCATCCTACCAGATGCTAGGACACAGCACGAAGAGGCTGTCATCACTAACATAGCATTCATGGAGTCAGTACATGCCAAGAGCTACTCGAGCGTATTTTCTACGCTATGCTCTACAGCAGATATTGATGATGCATTCCGTTGGTCTGAAGACAACCCATACCTACAAAAGAAGGCAGACATCATTCTGGGGTATTACCGTGGAGATGACCCACTAAAGCGTAAGATTGCCTCTACACTGCTAGAGTCATTCCTATTCTACTCAGGGTTCTATCTGCCAATGTACTGGTCCTCCAGGGCAAAGCTAACCAACACTGCTGATCTAATTAGACTTATCATTAGAGATGAAGCGGTACATGGTTACTACATTGGATATAAGTTCCAGCTGGCATATAATGAGTCATCCAAGGAGCGACAGGAAGAGCTAAAAGACTATGCTTATAGCCTTCTAATGGAGCTATATGAAAATGAAATCAAATATACAGCTGACCTTTATGATACAATTGGTCTAACGGAGGATGTAAAGAAGTTCCTCCACTACAATGCCAACAAGGCATTAATGAACCTAGGATTTGACGCATTGTTTCCTAAAGATGCTACAAATGTTAGTGCCGCTATCTTAGCTGCACTATCTCCTAACGCAGACGAGAACCACGATTTCTTTTCTGGATCTGGCTCTTCTTACGTAATCGGTAAGCATGAGGCAACAGAAGATGAAGACTGGGACTTTTAATTAAATAAGTTGGAATGGGGGGCATGGCTTAGGCTGTGCCCCTTTTTCATTTATAAAGTCCAGTATAATAGTATTAGAATACATTCCCCAGCTACCCCAAAACTAGGAGATGAGGTTAATTAACAGATTATTTAAGCTTTCATTGTCAGCACTGTTAGCTCTTTTCGTAGTGCTTCTTTTTCCTATTTCAGCAAGTGCTAACCACCCCAACACGCCTACTAACCTATCCGCATCTGTATCTTCAGAGCGTAATATTACAATAACTTGGACCCAGGCAGCAGCTGTAGAAGGGCAATATAAACCAGAAAGATATGCCATTGGATTTGGCATGAACAGTAGCTGGCCATACGGAGTTGCAACAGGCAATGTTGGCGGAGCTAACTCTCTTAACACCACGTACACTTTTACCTGTAACTATCTTAAGCAGGTATTTCAATTGGATGATTGTGTGGGTAGTTTTAATTTTAAAGTTAGGGCTGACAATGACACTAACTCAGTCTACTCTGGTTGGTCTACAGCGGTATCCGTAACTTTAACCACACCAGTTGTATCACAAGCAGAGTACGATGCTCTTAATGCTCAGTACCAAGCCTTACAGACTAATTACAATCAGCTTAAGTCAAGTTATGATAGCTTGCAGGCATCTTACGATGAGCTAAAAACAGCCTATATTAATTATCAAGACAGTGCAAAGGCACAGATTGAACAAGATCAAATAACAATTGCTGGATATATCAAGAAGGTGGACTCGCTTACTGAGAGCCTTGCGACCAAGTCTGCAGAGCTAGAAGATAAAGTAAAGGAACTTGCTACAGCACAAGAATCAATTGCCACCCTTAAGGCTGACCTGGAAGATGCAAACTTTAAGCTGGGAATTGCAGAAGATAATTTTGCTACAGTTAGCAAAGAGCTAAAAGACGCACTAACTAGTCTGGCTAAAAGCAAGTCTGACTACGAGCTAGAGAAGGCTAAGTCCGCTGATCTTGGCAAACAGCTTGCAGCATCTAAGGCTAGGGTAGAAGAGCTTGAGGCAAAGCTAGCAGATGTAACCAAGAGACTAGATGATATGACAGCTAAGCAAGGATCTACTCAAAAAGAGCTAGAGGCAGCGAGAGCGACCATAGAAAGCCTAAAGGCCCAGCTTACAGCTGCCAATGCAACCATAGACGAGCAGAAGAAAAAGATAGAAGATTTACAGGCTATTCTAAATAACCCAAAGGCTGAGCAAAATCTAGCTTTGGCAGAAGAGGTTAAAGAAATTGCAATGGCAAAATTTCAAACTTCAGAAAAAGATTCAGAAGAATACCTGGTGGCTCTGGAGCTGCTAGCAGTTGCAGCAGAAGCAGATGACCCAGACTTGGCAGAAGAAATTGCTGTGATACCAGTCGTGGGTGCAGTAGCTGAACAGGTGCTAGAGGTTATGAACAACCTGGGAAATATTGGTGCTGACATTGCACCAGAACAGCGAGAGCGAGCAGAAGAGATTGTTGTTGCATCTGTTATTGCAGGAAATGTTGCAGCATCGGCAGGAGCATCCGCAGCTAGTGGAGCAAGGAGGAAAGTAGAGTGAAAAAGTTTATTAAAAAGATTTTCACAGGCATCAAAAATGTATTTGCTGACGTAGTAGCAGAGTCTTGGACCCTGGTAGGTATGTTTGTAGCTTGGATTGTTCTTGAAGGATCTGCCAGAGAAATGACTGGTTACGTAATCCTTGGAACTCTAGCACTGTGGATTATAACTTTTAGGCTTAGAAACCCTAAAGAATAAAGGAGGAAAGTATGAACGAAGGAATGGGAACCGACAAGTCTGCTATGGCAAAAAATATAGCAAAAAGGATTACCGCCGTTTTTGTTGCGTCTGGCCTTAGCGTTTTGGGTGCAGGAGCCATTGTAGGCGTTGACGTAATACAGGCCGTTCTAATGGCTGGTATTCTAGGAGTAGCAAGCGTAATTGAAAAACTTGCCAGGTCGTTTATTGATGACGGCAAGCTTACTATGGATGAAGTTGACGAGGCATTTTCAAAAGTAGATAAGAACCAGGAGTAATCCTATAGACACGCATCTGTTTATGGTGTATAATATTCATTAGGATATTTTTTTGTACTTTAGAAAGAGAGCGTAACTTGAAAGACAATGATGAAGATGGTGCCAATTTCCCAGAGAGCTGGGACTTTGACAGGGACTCAAAGCCACAGAAGTTCTTTGAAAGATTCTTGGACAATGACCTTGATTACGTTTCGGATAGGCTAAAGCTAGAGTATTCTAGAATTGAAAAACTAGAGATGCACGGAATACTTCCGCACGACGATGATAAGGATATCTTTACTTATTCTAAGTCATTGTCTACTCATAAGTCTAGGGAGTATAATGCGTTTCAGATGTACTACCCATTTATGCATGAGCTTTTCTCTGCAGTTGTAGATATGACACGTGAGGCTTGCGAGTACTACGAAATTGACTATAACTCTGAGCAGTGGATGGCACAGGCATGGTTTAACATTAATAGCCGTGAAAAGGGTGCAAAGCTAGAGTGGCATGATCACCTAGACAAGAACATCAAGGTGCCAGCCTTCCATGGCTACTATTCAGTAAATGCTGAGCCCTCTACAACTCACTATGATGTAAATGGTGAGATGAAGGTTAATGACAACAAAAATAATCGTGCCGTAATGTCTATGGTTGGCTACCAGCATGCTATGGGTCCATGGGAATGGGAAGGCGAAAGGATTACCATCGCCTATGACGTTATTCCTCTAAAGATTATGACCCAAGAAGCATTCTTAGATGCAGACATGAAAGACGAGCCATTCTGGGAGCAGCACTACTTCCCACTTCCTAAAATCTATTGACAAATACTTCAAGATTGGGTATAATTTTAACATGAGAGAAGAAATGAATATTGGTCAGTGGGTTGACTACGGCATTGAAAAGGGATGGGTATCAGAACCTTTCTGCCACACTCACGACGGCGATCCGTATATGACAGAAGAAGAGTCACAAGAGTGGGAAGATGGTGGGGACCCATGCATGCACGTATTAAAAATATTGTAGTATATTCTTTAATGGCAAGCATTCTTGCTGGCTGTGTCTCTATCCTAGAAGCAACTTCTACTGCGAGTCAAGAAATAGCTATTGAAGATGAAATGTCGGAGCAAGAGTATTTAGAACTTTTGCAACGGGTTGCAGAAAATGACGCCTTAGAAAAGGAACTTCTGCAAAATGTTAGAGAGTCTGAGGAGCGATCAAGCTCGGAAAGTGCAGTTGCAGAAGAGACATCCACTCCCATAGCCAAAGATTCAGTATCTCAGGGCACGTCTGCGATCACACCTGAAGCATCAGAATTAAAGGAACAGCCTTCTGAGCCAGATAGGTCCATAGCGTTAAGGGCATACCAGGAAGTTGTCGGCAGCCTTAATAACTCCGCATATCCCGAAGAGAGTCAGGTCGTCACATCCGAGTCCATTGGCGATAGCTACAGGAATGAGCTTTACTCAGTTTTCGCCTTGTCAGTAGACGCCTGGGATGAGTATGTGGGTAATAATCCAAATCAAATTGGTGTCTTCTTTACTAATAGCTTAGAGGACCTTTCTTGGGCTGACGAAATGGTAAAGACCTATGGAGGTTATGGACCTGAAGGGGGCTGGGCAAATTATATTCTTAAAAGTAAGTACTGGTCTGGACCAGATTGCGGACCAGGTGATGCAACACCACGGGCGTTCTACTTATGTGTATCCTCTAATCCCTCAAGGAGTCAGTTGGCGGCACAAAGGGAAACAATAATCCACGAGTACTTTCACATAGTACACATGCAAGTTGCTAAGACTTGGCAGCTTCCGATGTGGATAACTGAAGGTTCCGCTACCTACTTTGGCACAACACTCGGAGTAGGTAAAACGATTGCTGACAGGGCCACAACAAGGGCCACAGACTGGCTGACTGTCAACTATGGGTTTGGCTGGAACAACGTCATTAAAAATATTTCAAAAGAAGAATTTGTGCAAATCTTCATCGAACTTGAGTCATTGTCGACAAACACGACGCGATCAAAAATTGAGAAATATAATGCTTATATAACTGGAGGCCTGGCAGTCGAATATTTGATCGGGGTGCATGGCTATCAGGAGTTTATGACTTTTCTTTCAGACATAGCCTCTGGTATTACATGGCAAGAATCTTTTTCTAGGCACTACGGAGGCAGAGAAGCTTTCTATGATACAATGTATACATATTTAAACGAAATTTATTAAATGATGTATGATCTCCCTTAGCTCAATGGCAGAGCAGAGAGCTGTTAACTCTAAGGTTCGTGGTTCGAGTCCACGAGGGAGAGCTCAGGTCTGTTAGCTCAGTTGGTTAGAGCACCACCCTGTCACGGTGGGGGTCGTGGGTTCAAGTCCCATACAGATCGCTGGTAGAAATACCTGCCCCGATAGCTCAGTGGTAGAGCAACGCACTTGTAATGCGTAGGTCGTCAGTTCAATCCTGACTTGGGGCTCTTATGGAAAAAGAAATGGTTAGTGATTCGCAGGGTGCACTTGCAGATAAGAACATCTGGTATACAACAAAAGATCCAGACTTTGTAGAGATAAGCCTAAGGTCTCTTGTACGCCCAAGTTGGCTAGACTATAGGCCAGTGTTGCAGGGTAGATATTCAAGTAGTGTCCTTAAACCACTAAGTAACTATGTAGAGAACATAGGTACTGAGCCTTCGATTGTCAGCATTATAGGGAATACAGTAAGGTTTAGGTTTTATCTTTATGCAGACATCTACCTTTTGGGTGAGAATGATAGTTTTTATAATGTAGATAGGACCTGGATGAGGCAATACTATCTTACAGACAAGCACCTCAATGATCCAGACAACCAATGTTTCGATGGAACGTTTAAGTTCTTTGTACCATGGTTTATAGAAGACAACCTAGAGGTTAGATATGAACAATGCAGCGATGTGGAGTCTCCAGTTTTAGTAGAGGCCACTAATGACTTCTGGCATAAACCAGTTATCAATTCGGAGTCTATATCCAGACCCATGTTCTTGTCACCGCACTTTGTTTCTTTTAAATTTAAGAAATACGGTAGTCACATGGAGGATGACATTTTTGGAATACCAAGAAGGGGGGCACCAATCTTTGACATGGTAGCTTCAGTTAGTGATATAATGTTAAAGAGAATAAAGGAGCAGTATGCCCACAATTAGGTTTTACCCATTTAGCGAAGTCTCTCAGGAATTCGCACCTTTGCCACAGCCTGGCATTAAGTTTATACCAGACTGGTACAAGGCTCAGCCAGGCAACAAGGGCGATAGCGAAATGATCCCAGCAATAGGAGTAGCAGCTTCCACAGTAAAGAGATGTATGCCTATCTTCGATGCTATTACTGCTGGCTACATCATTGTTGCACCTTGCGATATACACTTAGACGCAACAAATCCAGAAAAGCTTGAGTGGTCCATCCCTGCCCAGTTGCAATCTTTAAAGGCGGACATGTTTGCCTTTCACTCTCCAGAACAATATGAGAATTATCCAGTAGATCCAGATCAGTATCATAAACAAATTTTTAGAATTCTGCCAACATGGGCAGTAGGAACTGATGAGGGGTACAGTACCCTGTATACTAATCCATACCATTCAGATGCCTCACCACTATGGGCCTTTACGGCAATCGTAGATACTGATAAGTTTGTCACAGACGGTCATCTTTCCTTTTTGGTAAAGAAGGGATTTAAGGGAACAATTAAGCAAGGAACTCCGATTGCACAGCTAATACCGTTTAAGAGAGAGGCCTGGACATCAGAAGCAATTGATCCAGACGAGGCAAGGTCGTTCTTTGATAAGCAAAGGTTTAATCTTAGAAGTACTTTTATTAATGGATACAAAAATAAGTTTAGGTCAAAGAAAGAATACAAATGAGTGATGAAGAAGATTTTTTAAAAATCACCTTTGTTCCAAGCACTCCAGACCATAGGCAAATCGGCCTTCTGCCACCAGAGCCATCTACTTGGCATGTTCCAGAATGGTACAAAAGCCTTGCAAAACATAATAGGTCTAATAGTGAAAAAACCTTATACCCTGTAAACTTTATTGGATCAGACGGTGCTACTGTTGCAACAAAGCAGTGTCCGCCATTTTTGGACGCCATGACTGCTGGCTATCAGTACGTTCTAAGCGGTGATCTTCATGTCGATATTGACGATGACGGCAAGCCAATCTTGTGGTGGGATAGCGATATGATGCTTGTAGATCACAGGCCAACCATCGAGCTGCCAGTGCCAGAGGGTCATCACCCAATACACTATGGATTTAAGATGGCATGGTACTACGAAACGCCCCCAGGGCATTCTGTATTAATAACGCACCCAATGAATAGGTACGACCTACCATTTACTGTTCAGTCTGGCATAGTTGAATCCGACATTTGGGGCTTGCCAGTATTCGTAGCTTTCTTTCTAAAGAGGGGGTTCCGTGGAATCATACCAAAGGGCACCCCACTATTTCAGATTATTCCATTTAAAAGAGACAACTGGCAAATGCAGATTTTAGATTCTCACGAAGAAATTGAGAAGCATACCTTTGCAGCCGAAAAAAGAAGAACAAGGGCTCACGGATACTATAAGTGGTTTGCTTGGAGAAAGAAAATATTTAGGGGCTTGGGCAAGTCATGACAGATATTAGCATAGTAATTTACTCATACAAGGGGAAAAATCTAGCTGACGTGCTGGAAAGCCTACTTGAATCTGCATCTAGCGAGATCCACATTACCGTCTATGACCAGCATCCTATGGATAGAAAAGAAAAGCTTTCTAAGCTTCACAATATTCAGTACAGGCATATTTTTTGGGATGAAATCTTAAGCCCAACATCTTACAAGGCAGGTGGACTAAATGATGAAAACATTGTAGCACCATATTCCATGCTTATTTCTGATGACATACAGCTTGCTGATGGCTGGGATAAAACTTTAATTAGGTATATATCAGAAAATAATAAGATAGTGTCTGGCTTTAGTAGTGGCAAGCTCATGGTTCACGATAAGTATTTCCTTCGTCAGGAGGTCATAGCCTCGGATGGATTTGCGACCACTAACTATATAAACACCAACTTTATATTCGCCAGGACTGAAACCCTTCGAAACCTGAAGTATCCAGATGATGTAAAGTATTTTGGCGAGGCAGAGAAGTTATCAATGGATGCATTTATAAAAAATGTTGATGTCGTCTGTGCACCATCCAACATTCTGAAGAAAGATTTTGGTGACAGGACAATGGAAAATCTTTACGTGCCATTCTCGACAGAGCACAACTATAATAGTTGCATAGACATGATGCTGTCAGAAGAGTATTCTGGCTGGGTAGAGTTTCACGGCTTATCTGATAGATTGCCCAAAAAGCTACCATACCAAATAGATGATGTTTTATACAACCCCTATGACCTTAAATTTAACGATGTGGAACAAGATAGGTTTATAGGTCTAGTAAAAGCTATCTATTAATGGTATAATATTATTACAGGAGGCAGAGCATTGAGCCATAGAATACACGTAATAGAAAACTTTATTACTCCAGAAGATGCCGCAATAATGATGCAAGAGCAGGACAGGCCATCAGAGGTGAACCCCTACCCACCATACTACGCCGATAGGTTTGGCGGCACAGCCTTTCCATACAATAAAAGAATTTTAGACCTTCAGATAAAGTATGGAGAAATGTCTAATGAGGTTCACAAAGAGGTAAACGGTTTTCTTAACCCTATATATGTATTCAAGTCATTTGGCTCCGTATGGAATCCAGGGAGCATGGGAGGCCTGCATGAAGACGCACAGGATCCAGAACCCTTTATTGAATGGAGTACGATCATATATCTAAATGATGAGTACGAGGGGGGAACAATATATTTCCCCAATCAAGGTGTGGAAATTTCTCCCAATAAGTACTCTGCAGTTTTTTTCCCAAGTGCTGGATCCGAGTACATCCATGGAGTATCGAAGGTAACCTCTGGCACTAGAAGGACATGCCTATATATGCATACGAGTAAGCCAGGCCATGCAGACCCAGACTTCATTGGCGGCAGAGTTTTGACAAATGCAAATGACTGGGAGGCACACAGACATCCACACGCTATTGAGCAGGCAGAGAGCGGCGAACCTGGTTATGGGAATTGATGCAGACGAAATACTCCTTGATCCACCACTAGAAGTTACTGAGTTCTATAGTCAATTTGGTTTTTCATATGAAGAGTGGTACCCTTATAAAGAAGAGTTGACTGCGTATATTGCTAAAAAGTTCTCATTGGCCCATCAGCATAAGTCAGGGGTGAATGATCTAATGCTACTTCAACCAGCAACAGTTTCTCCGTTTAATGTATACTTTACTAATAAAAATTTAGAGTCAGTGGGGAGATCTTATGACTCAGAGTTCTCTATTAATTCTTCTGGTCTCAGGTCAGACGAATTCTCTAGTAGTCACAATGGAATGCATATGTTGTTTGCTGGCTGCTCCGTAACTTTTGGTGATGGAATGATAGAAGAGCACACTTGGCCCAAAAAGGTTTATGATAGAATAGCCTCAGAACAAAGCGTATCTGGCTACTACAATATAGCTATTCCAGGTGCAAACCACTTAAACATTTATCACCAGATATTTAAATATATTGAGCTATACGGTGCTCCAGACGTTTTATTTATTAACTTTCCAGACCTTCTAAGGACCCTCGATGCTGGCATAGAACTTAGTGTATTAGATCGTGTTGTCGCACCAATGCACCTCGCCCTAGAACTTCTCTGCGAGGAAAAAAATATAAAGCTTATAATGTTTTCCTGGGATAGGCATGTATTTCTAGAGGGCAGTCCTAGCAGGGACGCTGACCCACATGATCTGATACAAGGCCATGTGAACGACCCAAGACTAATCTGGCATAAAGGATTCTACAGATTTGCTGAAAATGATAGGCTACGGCATAAGATGCAGTTTGCCCAGGCAAATAAGGGGCATGAGCTAGAAGAATATTTCTTTAATGCATTTGATGTAGTGCACCCAGGCATTGCGGAGCAAGACTTTTATGCTAACTTTGCATATGAAAAGTGGAAATATTCAGAGTAGTTCTAATGCTTCTTATACGGGACATGTTAAAAATTCCAGCACAAGAAGAGTACCACATGTACTCTTTTGACAAGTCTGCGATGGGCACTTACTGGAAACTACAAGATAAGATAAACAAAGAGATACTCTCTGAGATATTTTATAGCCCAGACCCCTGGCCAGAAGGTCTTAGGCCGATAATTCCACCACAAGACATGAGATCATTTTTTGTTGAAAGGGAGATGCTAAGATCGCAGGGTATGGAGCTTAGTGATATATATTCTTTAAATAGTTTGAACTATCGTTCAGACGAGTTTACTAAAGATCACGATGGTATGCATGTCCTATTTGTTGGCTGCAGTATAACCTTTGGACAAGGTCTGCCACTAGATGTTACGTGGCCTAAGATAGTATATGACCACCTAAGCAATGGCTCGAAGCTGAGCGGATTTTTTAATTTAGGCCACCCAGGAATAACGAGGCTTCAAATATTGTCTCAGATATATGAATATATAAATAGTTATGGAATACCAGACCTAATAGTAGCAAATCTTCCAGACACTTTTAGACAGTTTGCAAAAGATTCTATTAGTGAAAAAGTAATCTTAGATGTTAAAGATGCATTTTCTGCATCGGCAAATATCCTTGCAGACTTTCTGGATTTAGTAGGATCACGCATAGTCTATACTTCTTGGAGCAATGAAAACTTTTATGCACCAGTAGATAGTCAGACTGACAAAGAGGTTTACTTCTGGCCACTAGGTAATCCAGAATCTGAAATAAAAAACTTTAAAGAAATGCCCCATGATGACATGCAGGAATACGTAGACAATTTTAGGATGGAAGATCAGTATAAGGATATTGGAATTCTAAAGTATAGGGCCTTAGATTTAGCACACCCTGGTATAGCAGAACAATCATTTTATGCATCAGAGTTGATAAAATATATTGATGATTATGGGGTATAATTATATTATGAAAAAAATTATAGAAACCATAAAATTCTTTATCTGGAAAAGAAAAAATCGAGACAAGCTAAAGCCTAGAAAGTATATATACTAATGATCATCTTGGGGGTAAACGAGACTACCCACGACGCTTCAGTAACCCTGATAAAAGATAACATAATCTTATTTGCAGGGCATGCGGAGAGGTACAGTAAAGAAAAGAACGACTGGTTTGTCAATGACTCTTTAATTGATGATGCACTTAAGTACGGCCAGCCTGACCTCATAGCATACTACGAGCACCCAATGCTAAAGAAAACCAGGATTGCAATCAGCGGTGGTCTTGGTGGGGGAAAACCAAAGTTTAAAGACCACCCAGCCCTACAGAGTGTTCCAGTAAAATACTTTAGCCACCACTATTCACATGCTGCTGCTGGATACTATACAAGCAGGTTTAATGACGCAGTAATCGTAGTTCTTGATGCTATAGGAGAGTGGAACACCTCCAGCATCTGGGTAGGAGAAGGTGATAAGATCAAGAGTGTCTATAAGAAAAACTATCCCTTTAGCTTTGGACTATTTTACTCAGCTTTTACCCAGCTACTTGGCCTAAAGCCTAACGAAGAGGAATACATTATGATGGGCATGGCATCATATGGAAAGCCAAAAAGGTTTTATAAGAAAGTATCTGAATACTTCAGCACAATCAATGGTCAAAAATATAATTTTCACAAGGGCATTGTAGACTGGGACATTGGGGTGACGGACGTTAACAAGTACGATATAGCAGCAGCTGTTCAAAAGGTATACGAGGATAGACTATATGAGTTTATGGAGTTTGCCAAGAAAAAGACTGGCAAGCATAACCTAGTTTTCATGGGCGGATGTGCTCTTAATGCTACGGCTAACACTTCTCTCTGGAGTCAGTTCGCAGACGTATGGATTATGCCAAACCCAGGAGATGCTGGTAGCTCACTTGGAGCAGCAGCAGCCGCTTATGGCAAACACCTTAACTGGAGAAATCCCTACTTGGGTTACAATCTAGGAGAGTCTAGGTATCCAGCAGAGTCAGCCCTTAATGCAATTCTAAGCGATGGTGTTGCACCAGTTGTATACGGCAGGGCAGAGTATGGCCCAAGAGCTTTAGGAAATAGGAGCATCCTAGCTGATCCAAGAGATCCAGAGATAAAGGACAAGGTTAATAGAATTAAGAAGAGGGAGCTATTCCGACCCTTTGCACCAGTAGTTTTAGAAGAGCACGCATCTGAATGGTTTGACCTACCAGCCACTTCGCCATATATGCAGTATACGGTTAGGTGTAAGCAGCCAAACCTGATACCAAGCGTGGTTCATGTTGATGGAACATCTAGGGTACAGACAGTAAATAGGCACCAGCACCCAGGATTACACAGGCTACTAACCTTATTCTATAAAGAGACTGGGGTCCCAGTCCTACTAAATACTAGCCTTAACATAAAAGGTCAGCCCCTTTTAAATGACGAACATGATATAATTGAATGGGAAAAGACCTACGGGCAGAAAGTGATAAGATGAGTTTAGAGTTTGAAGTGTTAGACCTAGGGCTAGTGTACTATAAGAATATCATACCAAGAACAGAGTATATTGTAGATCTTGTAAAGAAACTATCAGATAGGTACGATAGCGGAGAGCATGGCGATAATTGGACAGCAGTACGCCCATGGGAGGCCTGGTGGGATCCGCACATGCCAAAGCCATTTAACCACAAGTTCTATATATTCCGCCATAATGAGATTCAAAATGATGACTTCTATAGGGATGACCTAATTCAAATTGCAGATTCTCTATATGGCTCACTGGATGAGGCATTTAAGCACTATTCCGAGTCGCTATATCCTTGGGCCAAAGCGGCTGTAAAGTCAGAAGAGCCACTTGATGGTATTCTTAGGTATGAGGACGATGGGGGTCACCTCCCAGCACACCAGGATCTGGGGGTAAGCAGCAGGCTAATTTCTACTGTCAGCTATCTAAATGATAACTACGATGGTGGAGAGATTGAGTTTAGGCAGTCTGGTGTAAAGATTAAGCCAGAGGCTGGAAGTATTGTATTTTTCCCATCAAACTATCTTTATGTCCACGAGATTATGCCAATCACTAGTGGAACAAGGTACTCTATGCCTCATTGGTATCACCATCTAGAAAAACCTAGAATGTCAGATGGCACAGAATAACGTTATAACATACAAACAATAAGGAGACAGCATGTCAAAGTATCAACAGCCCATTGACGGGGCATACGGAAAAACTTGGAAGATTACTTCTAAGATGGGTTGGAGAATTCACCCAGTCAAGAAGACACGAAAGCACCACAACGGAACAGACATCTGTGGACTAGGCAGAGCCCCATGGTATGTCGAAGCCTTCGCTGGGGGTACAGTTCTAAAGGCTAGGGTTTCTGATGCAGCTGGTGGTGGATTTGGGCACTATGTTGTAATCCGCCATATGATTGACGGAGAGTACTACACATCTCTATACGCACATCTAGAGCCAGGGTCCATCCAGGTAAAGCCAGGACAAAAGGTTAAGCCTGGAACTGTCCTAGGAAAAATGGGGACATCTGGGATGTCAACTGGTATTCATCTTCACTGGGAAATTTGGAAGGGCAAGACTCACGGGTGGTCCGCAGACGGTAAGGGCTTTGTTGAGCCAATCAGCTTTGTAAAGGCACTGACCGCTGCAGAAAAAGCCAAGGCTTACGCAAACGTAGCAACAGATGAGAAGGAGCCAACGGCTCCTGCACCAGTGCATGAGCCAGCCAAGAAGAAAAAGATTAATCCTTATGGTGTTGCACGCAAGATGCCAGTAGGTGCTCCAAAAAAGCCAGCTGCAAAGAAGGTTGACAAGCCAGCACCTAAGGTGTATACTGTTAAGAGCGGAGATACCCTTGGTAAGATTGCTAGGGCAAATAAAACCACAATCTCTGCACTATCAAAGCTTAATGGCATTAAGAATCCTAACCTGATTAGAGTTGGCCAAAAGATTAAGCTTTCTTAAAGAGAGGTATTCATTTGGAGTCTAAGCGTAAAAGTCTGGTAAAGACTGCAAGCTGGGAGACTTTTCATCTTGTCGGTGTAGCTGGTGTAATATACCTGTTTACTGGTGAGTGGGAGTATGCCAGCCTAGGTGCATTGATCTATATAGCGTGGGAGGCAATAGGATATTTTCTACACGAACGCCTCTGGGCCAAATGGGGTAGGGGGCTAAAATAAATGCCGCTTTATGAGTATGAGTGCCTAAAGTGCGGAGTCTCTTCTCCGATTTTTCGTGGCATTAATGAGGAAGATCCTGGGTACCAATGTAAAGATTGCAGCGAGCCCTTGTCTAGAAAATTTGCAGTGGGGGGTGTTCAGTTTAATGGTGGAGGATTCTACAGTACCGACAACAAGCGATAGCCCCATTCTTTCACAGCAAGATAGGTGCGATCTATGCGGTGCTCAGGCATACGTCCTGGTGCGAGGGATGAGTGGAGAGCTAATGTTCTGCTCCCATGATTATAACGATATAGTGATGTCAGATTCGGGCAAACAAAAGATAGAGGCATTCTCCTTTGAGACGATAGACGAGAGAGATAAACTAATAGAGAACCGCCTGATAGGAGACAACGTATAATGTATGAGTATTACGTAAAAGAAGTTACAAAAATTGTAGATGGCGATACTATTGACGTAATCATGGACTTAGGGTTTGACATTCACTTCAAGTCTAGGGTTAGGTTGGCTGGTATTGACACACCAGAGTCAAGGACCAGGGATCTTAATGAGAAGAGGCTTGGCCTAGAAGCTAAGCACTATCTAGAAACAAAGATTAAAGAAGCAGAGACTGTGACTATTCGTACAGAGAAGAGTAATAGTGCTGGTAAATATGGTCGTGTTCTTGGCTGGATCCATCTAGACCACAATGATAAGTCTGTGAATATGGAGATGGTGGAGAAGGGCTATGCTTGGGGATATCTAGGTGACACGAAAGTTAAAAACTTTGACGAACTACTAGCCAAGAGAAAGTCTAATGGCTAGCTCTGCAGATGACTACATAGAAAAGCTAATCCTTGCTGGTGCCATCGAAGTAGCTGGAATAGACTCTGAAACGGGAGAGTTTATGTACTCGTTTACAGAAAAAATCAAGGAGATAGACGAAGAGCTTAAGCAAAGAATGGATGATCTATTTCTTGACGAGGTTAATCAACTTTGGGAGAGGGGCTTCTTGGATATGAATGTGACAGAATCTAACCCAGTCGTTAGGCTATCTAGCAGGGCCCTGTCTCAGAATGATAGAGATTGCTTGCCTCAAAACTTAAAAGAAACTTTAGAATACATTATACGACTATTAAAACTATAAAGTATAATAATATGGGAGGCTATTAATGGAGTACGTTATTGGAGCACTTACAGCATTGTCTGCTGTGCTAATCACGTATAACTTTTTTAAGTTTAACATAGATAGTATAAAGAGAATTGATGTTCAGTATACGCAAAGCTATAACTTTGATGTACTAAAACCCTGGGGAGTCATGCCAGCCAAGATACAAAAGAAGCCAGTAGGCCAGTCCTTTGACTACCTAGAGAAGCATTCTACTAAGGTTGTTCTAACCGAAGACACGGCATATTGGATAAAGAACGATGCTCTTCTAGCAGCAGAGATCGTTAACGGAAAAATAATTGAAGAAACTACAAAAACAGTTGACACAATGTCCATGAGTAATGTAGAATTAGATACTATAGCATTTATTGTTGAGACACTAACGAAAGGCCAAGACAATGAAAATCCTTATTCAGGGAACTAAGGCTTTTAGCCACTACGAAATATTTATTAATGCACTTGGCAGGTCTATAAGATCTATGGATAGCGAAGACCATGAGCTAACCTTGTTTTCTCTAGGTCCAGCTAATATTAACTCGATGGCCTACGAGTTCACCAATATTTCAGAGAACACTCTGAAGGCTAATGGAATTAAGGGCAAGGTCGTAAAGGTGACCAGGTCCTGGGTACGAGACAATCTCGACGAGTTAGATGAATTCATCTACCTATGTAACCCAAAAGAAGCACTATCTGACATGGCAACCCTAGTAGATAAAAAGGGTAGACCAGACCTGAACGTGTTTCGATACTAGACGGAGAGAAAGAAATGAACATCACTTCACTAGAGCAAATGGAAAAAATTGTTTCAAGAAATAAGATGCTATCATGGCGTGGTTGGGACGTAGTCTTTTCAAAGGCATATCCTGGTGCATGGTCTAACAAGAATGGTGCATTTGTAAAGGGCGTATGGTACTCTCAAGACATCTTTGAGGTTGGGTCAAACGGCTGGGAGATTCCGAATAAGCTTGTGAGGTAGCTCATGAGTAAGGAAGCGTGGAAGCAGGATGCGTCTTGCCTAAACTACGATGTAAACATATTCTTTGAAACCTATGAGGAAAATGAGCAGCTCCGTCCTGCAGTAGAGCAGCTTTGTGGTGGATGTCCAGTTGCAAGAGAATGTTTTGCAGTTGGAGTTTCTCAAAAGGAATACGGTGTCTGGGGTGGTGTCTATCTGGAGCATGGAAAAGTTTCCAGGGAATTTGGTCGGCACAAGACCAAGAAGCAATGGGCAGAAACATGGAAGAGGCTTACACAAAATGTACACTGATCCAATGAGAAGGGCAGTTCAATCACTGTCTAGCTATGCACCAAAAGGCTTCTACCTAGATATCATTGACGAGGACCACTTCCTTGTAGTGAGAGCAAGCGAGAGGGTATTCATGTCTTTGCCAAATGTGGAGACAAAGAGAATGGCCGTAGACTACATGATTAGGATCAAGAAAGCACTGGAAGACAATGGTGCTATCGTAATGTTAACTAGAGAAGGAGGTAAGGAAGATGTCTGAAACTAAACTAACAGAAGAGCAACACAAACTTGTTAATTATATTCTCGCACAGGGTGTGCTAGGAGAAAGAGATAGGATCTTGAGCTTGATTAATGCTGAAGAATCTGATACAATTTCTAAGGAGAATATCATTAAGCTAATTAGTGAGGAGTAGCATGGAGCTAGGACTGTTTATAGCTACAATAGTATCTATTGTTTCTGGTGCTGCTATATCTATTAATAGGCATCTTAAGTATCGCAAAGCAATAGAGCGTGTAACACAGCTTGAGATAGATAAGCTTACAGTATCAAATGCCTTGTTGGATGCTCATCAGGAGCTTGAGAACTTCAGACTTGGAGAGACAGAGGAGTTTGTTAAATTCTTGTCTACATCTAGACAGTGGGCATTTGACTTCATAGATGAAATCCAGGTAACACTTAAAGATCTTTTCGAAATGCTTAATAAGCCAGGGCAGGATACCCAAGAACTTTTAACCAAGTTTAGAGAGCTTAAAAGATTTCTTCCGAAAGATAATTAGTATGATACACTGTATATCTAATTTGGAGGAACACAATGTTAGCACTAAAAGATGCTATACAAAAACGCAAGTATCTGTATGATGTTTGTGAGGAGTCTACTTGCTTTAATAGACAAGAAGAAACCTATACTACAACTGAAAATAGAAGCATACAATTATGCAATACACACTATCACCAAATAGCTGATGAAGTTCTTTGGTAAAAGGAGAGAAACATGAATAAGGCTATGATTGATTCATATCTACGTAACCTGCTGGGTGTAGTCCTAGCACTAGTAACCACTGCAATGGCATCTGCTGGCGTCTCATCGCCACTAGATCTAGGCACTGGAGAATGGCTAGGAGTTCTTAATGGTGTTTGGGCAGCTGCAGTACCAACTGTCATTCGCTACCTAAATACTAAGGACCCAGCTTTTGGTCGTATCGCTGACTCAGTGGCTGGAGAAATTGCAGCTAAGATTGATGAGGCAGCAACAAAGGCCAAGTCGTCTGCACCAAAGGCTCCAGCTAAGAAGCCTGCAGCCAAGAAGCCATCTGCTGGTGGCGGAGGAACTGCAAAGAAAGTTCAGTAGACAATATAAAGGATAGCCCTTGGATATTTCCAGGGGCTATTTTTTATGCTATAATATATTTGCTTGCCCATTCGGGGAGCAACAGTCGCTTTATAAGGAGGACAAAAATGATGGCATCGCTATACATGAAGGATCCATTTGCAACATTCAGTCAGGACATTGACAGAATGTTTAATGCACCACTACAGAAAACCAACTACCCACCCTACAATGTTCGTAAACTAGATAACGAACGATTCGTTATGGAATTTGCGGTAGCTGGATTTAAAAAGGAAGACATTGACATCTCTGTCGAGAAGTCTATCCTAACCGTAAAGGGCGAACTAGCCGAGTCTGATGATAGTGATTACCTGTATAAGGGAATTGCTGGACGAAAGTTTGTTCGCTCGTTCTCACTGCCAGAATACTTTGAGGTGGGGAGAGCAGGTATGTCAGACGGCATTCTTTACATTGACTTGTACAAGGATGTTCCAGAAGAGAAGAAGCCAAAAACTATCGCTATCGATTAGTTAGTGGTATAATTAAAAGGTCCCCACACAGGGCAAGGGTTTGCTAACCTTAGGATGATTAGTTACCATTTTCTGGGCCAATCCAGGGTCGCTGTGTGGGGGCTTTAACTAAGTAAGGTACTGCATTGCTATATAATAATTCTAAAGATTCTATAAACAATCCTCTATACGACTTTCTTACTTTCCGTAAAGAAGACTACATAATTCATGCCCATGCAGGAATTAATGGTCTAGAGCTTATAGTTGATCAAAGCAGTACAGATCCTTTAGATGCTGCATCGGACTTAAGGTCCGAAACAGAAAAGCTTGTTGTTGTAATTATGCCATCTATTGCACATACCATATTAGACGGTATAGCCCTTATGGCAGAGTGGTTTGACGCATACCCAGAAGCAGAGATTATCATTTTAGAAGATCTATATATTCATAACCCCAAAGACCCTAGGTCGGTTAAGTATGACACAGACGTTCTTGATGTATGCATAGCTATACTCCAGGAACGTGGTGCAAAAATTACAAGGATAACTGGGAAAATATTGATAAATAACTTTTATGAAGTTTCATCACCAGGATTTTCCATACCTAAGACCGTACATACCTACAGGGCTCTAGGCTCATTGGCAGATGGTCTTGCTACCTCCGAGAAGCCATATAGAAAAGTATACATCTCTAGATCTAAAATTAACGGCAGGGGCTTTTCAGATGAACACTATACAAATAATTCTATGCTTACAGACGACTGCCGAGTGTATAATGAAGAGCACCTTGAGCAGCTTTTTGTAGAGATGGGATTCGAGATTGTTTACTTTGAAGAGATAGGAAGCTTTGTTGAGCAGATGTCCATAATGAAAGAATCTAAAATTGTTGCTGGTGTAAGTGGTGCTGGATTAACCAGCTCAGTATTCATGAGACCAGGAACCACGGTAGTTGAGATTTCTACACTAATTCTTGCTCCAGACTCAGCACGCCGACTTCGCCCTAGCTGGCACCACCACCTATCGGATCTAGCCTTTTCAGTCAACCTAAATAAGGTTTCAGTACCAGTTGTTGAATACAGAGATGGAATTGATGTGGCAAGTAGAATTAGATCTACCCCAATGTTTGACTATCTAAAGAATTATTAAGCAAAGTCAATATTTAGAATACACCTGAACTCATTATTTACTGGGGATGATGATGCATGGTATACGTTGCCATTAAAAACTACTCCTCTGCCTGCTACAGGGTTAACCCTAACATCTTCGCTAAATGATTCTGGCACCTGTTCGGACAGCGTTTCATTAAAAAATACAGTGTCTCCGTCAGAGTTATTTATATAATACAGGAATACTTTATGTTCAGAGTCAAAGTCAACGTGGGGGGTGTGATACCCAGAAGAAGAAAAAGATCTGGGCAACCAGTTTAGCTTAACTCTGATAATTTTATTAACCTCTATCCTATGCTTCAGTGTGAAGGCCCTAAAGACCTGCATAAAATATTCATAGGCCTGAGTACCCTCTCTAAGTCCTGCTGCAAACTGATAGCTCTGGGTAACATTTTGGTCATCAACTGCATATGGCCCATTTGGGGTATCTGTTCGATATGCAAGGGTCCATGGAATGTCTAAACCATTTATAATTACCCTATCAGATATGTCCCTGACGGCGGCATCTGGCAAAAAGTTATCGTCTATTAGCACGTTGCTCTCTTTCATATGTTCTTTTCTTATGGCAGTTGGAGCAAACAACGTCACACTTACTTACTTCCTGCCAAGCAGCTTCCCGACCATATTTTTTCAAAACACGATAGACTATGTCCACCTTCTTTTTCTCTGGGCGGTGATCAAATTCAAGGATATAGTGGGGGTATCTGACCTCACAGTCATGGCAACCCTTACTCTCCTTATAAGCTTGAAACTCTGCAAATATTGACATGTACAAATATTATACACCATTATCCTGGTATAATTGTTTTCATAATGAATAAACTTAATTTAGATTATGGAAGCTTTATATCCAGAAGCTTTAACTCTGTTACTGTATCTGGAGATGAAGTTATAAAGTCTTCCAGAAATTTAGAAAAGATTATTAATGAGCACGCATACTTTTATAGTATATCTGACGATTTAAAGCATTTCATGGTTCAGCCCTATCAGTTGTCTATCTCAGAAGGTAGGGCAAGCTATAGGATGAAGTTCTGGAGATCTCCAGACGCAGGAGGTCTTTATTCATCTAAAAGCCTGGAGATGTCTGACTTTGTAAAGATTGTGGACTCTGTAGATTCATTTAAGAAAGCAGCTAAGAGAAATACAAGGACGACAGCTAATTCCTGGAACAGTATGCTTCAGTCAACAACAATAAAAGCAAGGTCAAGGGTGACTGACTTTGTTGGCGATCGTGCCATCCCACTTTGTGACAGGCTTGAAGAGCACATTCTTAATATCACACCCTATAGTATAGACAGCATAGAGTCACACGGTGACCTTTGCCTGTCAAATATAATTCTTTGTGAAGACGGTATGGTTAGATTTATAGATCCAAGGGGCAGTGACAGCATCTGGATGGATGAGTATTATGACATGGCTAAGCTGAGCCAGTGCATCTTGGGTGGATATGACTTTATAGTTAATGATGTCCCAGAGAATCATAGCAGAGATATACAGGAATATTTCTTGCAATACATAAAGTCTGTTGGACTTTCATACGAGATGCTACGTATATATGAGGCATCTTTGTTTATATCGATGTGCCCACTACACTCGGATAGACCAGACCATGTAGAAAAGTTTTTAGATGCTGCTGAAAAGATTTTGATGGAGCTGGGGGCATAGTGAATATTCTACTGCTTATGGCAGGAGCAGGAAGCAGGTTCGCTGGCAGTAGATACAGCCTACCAAAACCACTGATAGAAATTAATGGCAAGCCAATGTACGAGCATGCCATAGAATCACTTGGGCTAGATGGAATGGTAATAGCAGTCTCACGCTTCCAGCTGGAAAGAAATAACTACTTCGTAATAAATGTTGACAGAGTTTTAGATGGCCCAGCTGTTAGTGCACTATTAGCTAGAGATTATATAAACAATGATGAAGAGCTTGTAATAATGAATTCTGATCAGATGATAGAGTGGAACCCCTCAGACCTGAGCCTAGCTCAAGCACACGACGGTGGACTTATGCTATTCAAGGCAGGCGGTAATAGGTGGTCCTTTGCAAGAGTGATAGGTAACAGGGTGGTTGAAGTGGCAGAGAAAGATCCTATTAGTGAGGATGCTTTGGTGGGAATACACTACTGGAAGCGTGGAAAAGATTTTGTTAAATATGCTGAACAAATGATTTCTAGGAATGACAGGGTAAACGGAGAGTTTTATATTGCACCAGTTTACAACTATGCTATTAGTGATGGCTTAAGCATTGTTCCTATCTACGTTAGCAAGATGCACGACCTAGGTACGCCACAAGCCCTTGACAGGTATCTAGCAGATAGGATATAATTTAAGCATGAAGAATATTCTAATTATTTCTGCACACCCAGATGACTTAGAGATGTCATGTGGTGGATCTGTTGCCAAATGGGTGTCAGAGGGGCACAATGTTGTAAACTTAATTCTTGTTTCCGATGTTAAGCAGATAGACTCCCTTGGCTTTGCTAGGGAGCACCTGGGCTACGAAGCAATCCTCTGGCCAGGAGATAGGGGTAGCCTCTCCGTAAACTCTGATATGATTGCAGACATCGAGGCACACTTCGTAGACGTAGACTTTGATAGAATAGTTACTCATTGGAGAGAGGATTGGCATCAGGATCATCAGGTTTGTCATAACCTAGGAAGAGTGTTGGCCCGTAAGCAGCCCACTGAGCTTTGGTATATGTCTTCTCACCCATATCATCTTAAGTACAGGGAATTTAGCCCAGACATATATGTTGACGTAAGCGAGCACGCTCACCTAAAGTATAAGGCTATTACTGAGTACGACAACTTGCCAGGTTACTGGGAGACTGGCGTTAGGTCACACGATAGCTGGCGTGGAACATTTATTCATGCTAAAAAGGCAGAGGTATTCATGGCAGGCAATCTTCTAGGATGAAGGTCCTTGGCGTAAACATGTCGCATGACGGTAGCGTATGCGTTATCGAGGATGGTTCAGTAATCTTTTACCAAGAAGAGGAAAGGATTACACACGAGAAGCACACTACTGGTTTCATAAATAGCTTTGCCAAGGCCATGAGACTCCATGACCCACGGCATATTGTTTTTGTTGGTGCCTTCCCATATGAGCTAAATGCCAGAGACCTGCTTTCATACCTACTTGTATCAATTGGTAAGACTAAGCATCTTAGTAACAATGAGAAGTACCAGGCATACTGGCTCAGAGATCATCACTTGGCACATGCAAGCGTTGCATTTTATAACTCAGGCTTTGAAGATGCTGGGATCTTGGTGGCAGACGGAGCAGGCCAAGCATTCTATGACGGAGAGAATCTTTACAGGGAATCCGAAACTATCTACCATGCCTCTAAAGATATTGAGACTCTTCATAAAAACTTGATTACTCAGCATTCATCCTGGAGATACGGGGAGCTTGCGATTGAGCTAAGCAGCATGCCACACTTCACCAAATGCTCTGAGAGGCTGCCACTAAATTACCCCTATACAATATACCCCTCCAATTTGAGTTTAGGTAAAATGTTCAGTGCAGCAGGCATTAAAATATTTAATTCTTATCATAATGCAGGAAAAGTTATGGGCCTATCTGCCTATGGCGTTGATAATCCATCAGATCCCAGGGCATTTGTTGATGGAGTTGCCAACCCAGAAATTTTGAATAGCGATATCTCGGATGAGAATTTGGCATATAGGGTACAGAATGATTCTTTGGATGTATCTATTAGCCTTATTAAGAAAACTATAGAGATGTCTGGCAGCAAAAATATTTGCCTTAGCGGTGGGTACTTTCTTAACTGTGTCAATAACTACAAGTATCTTAAAGAGTTTCCAGACATTAACTTCTATGTAGAGCCAAACTCCAGTGACTCTGGTACCGCTATCGGGGCAGCCCAGTGGCTTTATAAGAAGCTAACCAACAAGCCATCTATGCCAATCAATAGGATGTATCTTGGATCACAGGCTAACCACGAGGTCTTCTCAGACACCCAGTCCATTGACGTGACGTCAGACCATGTAGCTAAGCTGCTATCTGAGAGAAATGTAGTGGCTATCTACCAGGGAAGGGCTGAGTCAGGGCCTAGGGCCCTAGGTAATAGGTCAATTCTTTATGACCCAAGAGATCCAGATGGAAGAGATGTTGTTAATACTATCAAGAAAAGAGAATACTTCAGACCATTTGCTGGCTCAGTTCTAGAGGAGCGTGCCCCCGACTGGTTTGACATGCAAACACTCTCTAGCAGCCCAGAGATGATGTTCGCCGTCGAGACTTTGCCAGACAAGAGGGATGTCGTCCCTGCCCTACAGCACAACGATGGAACATCAAGGATTCAGACGGTATCAGCCGATCAAAACAGTAACTACTATGAGTTAATCGAATCATTCTATAATATCACTGGAATCCCAATGCTATTGAATACATCATTTAATCTGGCTGGAGACACCCTGGTAGAAAATATGGATGATGCAATCAGAACTTGCAAGGAGTCTGGTATTAAGTATCTATACTGCCCAGAGATCTCTAAGCTTATATTGTTATGATATAATTAATCTATGAATGATAAAAAAGATTCTATTATAAAGGATAAGGTAATGCTAGTGCTTGCCACTGGTGTAATGCTTGCAATTTTAGTTGCAATTGTTGGTGACTATGTGGTTGCGGCCATTGAGACAACCCAAACTGGAGAGCCAGTAGACGTATCCGCTGAAGTTATGACTCTTGTTCAAACAGCACTTGGTGGTGTTATCGGTATTATTGGTGGTTATTTTGGTGCTAAAGGCATCTTAAAGAAAGATGGCGAATAGGATGAGCACAGAAGATAGTCTAGACAAGCAGGCACCCTGTTGGGATGGGTACGTTCAGCGTGGGATGAAGCCTGGAAAAGGTGGCAAACCAGTTCCAAATTGCGTTCCATCTAAGAAAGCTGACTCGATGGACAAGGCTGACACTCCAGAGGGATACCACAGAATGCCAGATGGCACACTAATGGCAGACTGGATTCCACACGAGGGGGATATGGTTATTGGTATGACTAGCGAAGGCCCAGTAGTTGGTCTTGTAGAGCATGTCATGCTTGAGGGCGGTGTGTATGGTGTACCAGGAACAGAGTATGCAATCGAGTCCAATCCAGAAAACCCAGCTATGGCTGTTAGGGTCTATGAAAAAGATGACGATATGTACTATCCAACAGCCTACTCTATCGGTATGCTAGCTAGCGACGCCACCATTGTTGATGACTTAAAGATCGGCATTAATGATGAAGAGAATGAAAAGTTTTTGAAGGCAGACGGTTACGCACCTACAGCTGGAATGAAATCCGCTGCAAGACGAGCAATTAAGTGGAAAGAGGATGGTAAGGCTACGGGTGCTGGAACTCCAGTCGGTTGGGGCAGGGCAAGAGACATCGTAGCAGGGCGATCAATGTCTCTTAGTGTAGTTAAGCGTATGTATTCTTTCTTCTCTCGTCATGAAGTGGACAAAAAGGGCAAAGACTTTAACAATACCAGCAATCCATCTAATGGACGTATCATGTGGGACGCCTTGGGTCGAGAGGCAGGGTACTCCTGGTCGATAAACATAGTTAAGCAAACCGAAGACAAGGCATTATTTGCTGATTTTGGCAAGGACCACACCAAGTCTGTTAGCCTTAGAGAGTTGTTTTAGCCATCAATGATTGAAAGCAATCTCCCAATATACATTTATGATACTGAGCTTCTTTCTAAAGATGAGGCTCATGAGATCTTAATGCAGACTAGGGACGCTGACTTTCACTTTGAGACCCATAGCATTGGGGCTGCAACAGATGGCTATACTGGCATTCCTGGAGATAGGTTTCTAGACAGACCAATCATGGTTGCTGGAAGCAACAACATACATGAAGCAGATATGATGAGGCCAATAGCCAAATCTATATTTTTAAAGTTTGCTGAAAAGCACAGCCTAGTTCTTAATGAGGTATTTAGGACTAGGACAAACATATCTTTTACTAGCCTAGACACCAGGCCAACAGTACCACACGTTGATCTAAGAAATGAAAATAAGCATTTTGTTTTTATATACTATCTAAACGACTCAGATGGAGATACAATTCTATTTACACAGAAAGTAGACGGCCATTTCCACACAGAAGAGGATCTAGAGGAGCTAAAGAGGTTTTCTCCTGTTGGCGGTGGTGCACTTCTCTTTAACGGTGACTACTTCCATACATGGGAGCACCCCTCAAAACATGACTACAGGGCAACGATAAATCTAAATGTAGACATATCTTGTTAGCCTTTGTTATAAAAATGTAATCTACATATTGACAGCTAGGCAAATCTAAAGGTATAATAGATGTAACGACCTTAGGAGATTTAAATGACAACAGTTTATACCAAGCCAGCATGCGTGCAATGCGACATGACAAAGAGATACCTAGACAAGGCAGGGGTAGAGTATGATACTGTTGATATCACAGAAGATCCAGCAGCACTAGAGATGATTCTAGGAATGGGTTTTCAGGCAGCACCAGTAGTTGTTTCAGATGCAGGCAACTGGGCAGGTTTCCAACCAGATAAGCTAAATCTATTAGCCGCTTGACAATCGTTTTCAATAAGGGTATAATTGTTATAACACAATAAGAGAGAGACAAAAAATGGAACACGGACACGAGGGTGAGACCTTCCTAGAAGGTATTATTGAGATTACTTTTGGATTAGAGCATGTAGTTGCAGAATTCTTTTGGAATGCAGTATTCGTTGCCGCAACATTTCTACTTACACGAGGAATTGCATTACGTAAAGCACACAAATATATTGACAACAAGCATGGTGTAGAGCACGACGAAGGATATTAGTATTAGTTCAGTAGCAGTAATTGGCCAGGGGTACGTTGGTAGAGAGATTTCTTTAGCAGCAGTTGCCTCTGGTCATTCTGTTATCGGGATTGATACTTCACAGGCGGTATTAGATTCGGTATCTGAGTACAAGACTAGTACCCTGTATGATGACATATCTCAATCCGACATAGTTCTAATCTGCACGCCAACCCCAGCAGACGGACACCTTGGCATATCTGATGCAATATATCGTGTAATGCAGCACATTAAGGCTGGTGCATTGCTATGTATAGAGTCTACAGTTTCTATTGGTTTTACCTCCTTGGTAGCCGAAGAGTATAAGGATCGTAATGTATTCGTAGCTTACTCACCAGAGAGAATTGATCCAGGCAACTCTAGTTATACTATTACAAACACTCCAAAGATTGTGTCGGGCATTGGGCCAACGGCTGCTGCAATTGCAACAGAGTTTTACTCTTCAATGTGCGAAGAGGTTATTACAGCTAATTTACCAGAAGAAGCCGAAGCAGCTAAACTTTTAGAGAACTCATTTAGACTACTTAACATTTCTTTTGTAAATGAAATGAGCAAGTTCCTGTATAGATCTGGCGTGAAGGCTTCTAATGTTATAGAGCTGGCATCCACTAAGCCATATGGTTTTATGCCATTTAAGCCTGGACTTGGCGTGGGAGGTCACTGTATACCCGTAGACCCACAATTCCTGATTGACAGTGCAAATAGATTAGGGCTACCTATAAAGACGTTAGAAGCAGCTCTGATGGCTAATGCAGACGGTATACAGTTTATACATGAGCTGGCTATGCGTAAGCTGGGCAATCTAAGCGGTAAAAAGATTTTGGTGGTTGGCATAACATATAAGGCTGACACTGCCGATGTAAGGGAGTCAAAGGCATTGGAGTTAATCGCAATGCTTAGAGATTCTGGTGCTTCAGTGGACTGGCATGACGATGTTATAAAACGGTACGGTGACGAGACATCAAGGGCATTGACAGATGGATACGACCTTGCTATAATTGTGAACAGACATAAAACTTTAGAGCAGAGTCTGCTGCCAAAGATTCCTACGATAGATTGTGAAAGGCTGTATTGAGATATTTAGTAACTGGTGGTGCTGGGTTTATAGGATCTCATCTGTCTAACCTGTTGGTAGAGGAGGGGCATGAGGTAGTCGTTGTAGATGACATGTCTACTGGTAAGGTAGACAATCTGTTATCTGCTGGTGTTAGGCTGGCTCCAATAAACATGGCTAACTACGAAGCTATGATAGTTGAGGCACAGCATGCTGACTGGATAATTCACTTGGCTGCAACTGTTGGAGTTAAAAATACAATGGACAAGACTCCACAGCTTATTAATAATAATATTAATAATACAGACACGATGTTTCGTGTCGCTGCCATGTTGGATAAGCCAATCTTTTTTGCATCCACATCTGAGGCATATGGTACAAGCCCAGAAGTGCCATTTAAAGAGACTACAGCCAGCGTATTTGGATCACCAGATGTAATTAGATGGTCGTATGGACAGTCTAAAGCTATTGGGGAGGCCCTTGCAAACTTTTATCAAAAAGATAGGGGCCTAAGATTTGTTACTGGAAGAATTTTTAATTCTGTTGGTCCAAGGCAGTCTGGGGAATACGGAATGGTCCTTCCTAGATTTGTAAAGGCTGCCGTGGAGAATAAGCCTTTGTCAGTATATGGCTCTGGGCTTCAGACTAGATCTTTCTGCCATGTTTTAGACACAGTGAGGGCTATCTATATGCTCACACAGTCTGGCAGGTTTGGTGAGGCATACAACATTGGCGGTAGCAAAGAAGTGTCAATCCTCTCCCTTGCAGACACCGTGATTAGGCAGACAAGATCAATGTCAACTGTTTCTATGATAGATTACGATACCGCCTATGGTCCTGGATACGAAGACACCGACAGAAGAGTTGCAGATACTAAAAAGATAACTAATGATACTGGGTGGGAGCCACAGTATTCTTTAGAGCAAATAATAAATGATATAGCTAAGGAATATAATGGAGATTAAAGACTTCGAGGCCATGGCACAGAAGTACTATAGTGAAGCAAAAGATGTACTAGTTAAGAAGCAGATGGACTATGGTCCAAAAAACATTGCCTTTAGTCCAGGCGGCCCAGTAAATGGGTTGCGTGTACGAATGCACGATAAGCTTTCTAGGATTAATAACCTTGTTGATTCTGGAGCTACACCAGAAAACGAAAGCCTAAGAGATAGCTTTCTAGATATGATGAACTACAGTGCCATTGGATTGATGGTGCTAGATGGAGATTGGCCAAACGAATGACAACTTATATTAGAACTACACCAGATCCAGTAAGTGTGCTTGATGAAGGTTACGTAAGGCTGGTAGACGTACTTGGAGATGACGTATCAGTAGTTAATGCTGCCAGAGTGTCATACGATAAAGAGACTACCACCTTTGAAGAGCGAGATGCAAAGCTACTGAAGTTTTTGCTAAGGGAGCAGCACACCAGCCCGTTCAGACACGCAGCTGCAACTTTTGAGGTATACGCTCCGCTATTTGTTGCGAGGCAGTGGTGGAAGTATGCTGTGTCTTCTACACATGTAGATGAACAGAACGGATGGAACGAGTCATCTAGACGTTACATCACAGAAGATGAGAAGTTTTATATCCCATTACCAGGAGAGTGGCGTAGCAAGCCAGAGAATAGCAAGCAGGGCTCGGGAGAGCCACTGGATGAAGAGCTTGGAGCTAAGCACTTCCAGAGGCTATGCGAGACGGTAGTACAGGGTACAGAGGCATACCACGATGCAATGAATGATGGCGTTGCTCCAGAGATTGCTAGACTATTTCTACCAGCATATGGAATGTATGTCCGCTGGCGATGGACGGTATCCCTACAGGGTATCCTAACATTCCTAGATCAAAGGCTAGAGCATGATGCACAATGGGAGATCCAAAAGTATGCAGAGGCAGTTCTTAAACTAACTAAAGAAGCATTCCCAGAAACAATCAGCTTGCTATACGAAGAATGATATAATATAATTATGAGCTATGAAAACTATATGGAGCAATACAATAAGATAGGCTACTCTAGAGCTGGTATCACTCATGTAAAAAACTTTATTCATGGGTCAGACCTGTATACCCTAGCATCCTATCTAAGAAATGTTTATGGATTTGGGAATTTTTATAGTGACCAGATAGACAGTGATATTGTAAAAGAAATGCTTGTGTCTTGCCAGGAGGCAGCCTATGCAGAGGTTCTGAGCAACTACTCAGAGCCATATGGCATAAAGATGCTTGAGGAGCCTAGACAACCCGCCCATCTCGTCAAGTGGGATATGCTGATAGGTGAGTCTATGTCAGTTCATAGTGATGCAGAAACGCCGTCAAGGCTTCCTGCAATCGCTGGTGGATTCTATAGATATAACATTACAGCAATTGCCTATATTACAGACGAGTATTTGGGTGGGGAGATAGCTTTCCCAGAATTTGATAATCTAAAGATAAAGCCAAAAGCAGGGGACCTCCTAATGTTTCCAAGTAGATATAGGCATTGTATTCATCATCTTGTTTCTGGTGATAGATACACTATGCCAATGTTCTTTGGGTTTGACGTAGAGGATAGCATAGATCCAAAACTAGCTACGCCTTCAATAGAAGAAGGCCAGAACCCGTCAGACATCCTATTCTTTGAGTAGCCATGCAAACAATATTTATATCTATTGCTGCATACAATGATCCAAGCCTTTCCGATACAATTCGTAGTGCCATATCGTCTGCAGACAATCCAGATAGGCTTAGCTTTGGCGTTGCCCTGCAGTATAGAGATGAACCAGATCTATCTGAGTTTTCTGGTAACAATCTTAGGACTACCAGCTATGATACAAATACCAGGCCAGGCATTGTAAGAATAAGGTATAACATATCCAGAGATCTATACGATGGTGAGGATTATTACCTTCAGATTGACTCTCACTATCTATTTAGTGATGGCTGGGATACAAAGCTAATAAAATATTACAGAGACATATCCGAGCAGACTAAGACTGATAAGGTAATCCTTTTTCCATTAGAGGTGTATGGCGATGGTGTCATGACATCATACTTTGATCCTACCATTGAGCAGCATGAGATTGGTTCAGTGCTACACCCAATACCCGTAAATGGCAAGTCAAATGACTATTCAGCATATCATGAGATATACTTCGGCAGGGTTGGTCAGATCTTTTTGCCAGCCAGATATATTAGAGAAGTCGGGTTTGACGAGTATTCTCATACGACCATGGAAATAACATATTTTTCCTATAGGCTTATTATGTCTGGCTATCGGGTGTTTCAGATTAATGAAAGAATACTGTGGCAGAATGATGCCAGGTACCTGAAAGAAGTGTGGGACTCAACCCCAAAGGATAGCCAGAAGATTATAAATAGGTTTAGCTCAGATGCGGTTTCAGAGCATCCTGCAACCTGGTACGAAATGTCGTTGGCTTATATTTACAACGATTACTCTAAGTATGCTATTAAGAATGCCGCCATGTCGCCAGAAGATTACTGGAACTTGCAGGGCATGGGGGAGAAGTTCTTAATGGCAAGATCAGTATTTGATAGGATTATTCGTAATAACTAGAGATAAACCCTGAGACTAAATCACTATTGCCGTATACGCAGTCCAGCATCAGAGACTCTAGAGTTCCATCGTTTAAGGCCTCTGGTAGATCATGCCCAAAAGCAGGACCAAACTCAAAGATCTTAAGGTTGTCTATACTTGGGAAGAACCTTATCTGGTATTGATCGTCACCATCATTGCTATTAAATATAAAATAGTTTGTGATGTTATTGAATGACTGAGACAGGTCTACTATCTTCCAGGAATCCACTCTCTTAGTAAATACATTTAAGTAGCTATCCTCTGGAAGAATGCTAGGATGAATGCTCCACTGTGGAGTTATGGCAACCACAGACTCTATCTTAATATACCTTGACATATCTATTGCCAAGAAGCCTCCCATACAATACCCGATAGCATTTGTTTTTCTGCCATTAACTATTGGAGCAATGAGATCTGCTATTTCATTCATGTCTATCTTGTTACCATAAGAGGATTGCTTGTCAATAATAAATATCGCAGCCTTTTCATTATGACTCAGTGTTCCTATGAATTGCTCTATGGCAACCTCTTCACCTTGTGCCAGCCTCGGGGTGCTGGAAAATGCAAGGAATATGTCATCGGAGTCTTTGTCGAAATAGGTTATCTTAAGTGTATCGTTGTCTATTAAAGTTATAAGATTTTCTTTCATGTCTTACATTATATCACCCATGCCATGGTATAATTAACCATATGAAGGAAAAGCCATCAACCATTTTTGTAATGATACCTGCCTACAGGGACCCCGTATTACTAGACACTCTTAAGCAAATTTTTAATAATGCAGATTACCCAGAAAGAATTTACGTTGCGGTAGGTGCTCAGTACGATGATGAAATCCCTATGCCAGACCTGTCTGAGTTTAATTCTAAGCAGCTTAGGATCCTTTCCATTCATCCAGAGAATAGGCCTGGGGTCTATAGGCTTCGTCACTTGTTAAATAAACTTTACGCAAATGAGGACTATTATCTAAGCATAGACTCGCATACAGATCTAGAAGAGTCGTGGGACACTAATCTTATACGTATTCTGGAGTCACAAAAAGAATATAAGAGCATTATAGTTGCTGAGGAAACTCATGAAAACCTTGAAGAGGGCCACTACGAGAAGCTTAGAATGGGGATTGACGACTCAAATGAATTCCCAAGGATAGTTATGAAAGAATGGTATCCTGCAAAGTATGACAAGGGGAGCTTGCCAGAAGTCAGCTACTTGCAGGCTGGAATGTTTTTTACTAGGGGGCAGTTCGCAAGGGAAATTAGATGGGGGCAGTACTGGCAGAATGACCAGGAGGAGCCATTTCTATCTTATGAAACCTTTATGCTTGGTTGGACAAAAAGGCTGATGGTTGGTTATAAAATAATTATTCATAGCCCAAAGAAGTATTACGATGCTGTATACCTGACAGCTCCAGCCTCTCATGAGAGACATTTCGTAGATACCTGGGATTATCAAATGGATTATCTTCCGTATGTGAGTCCAAGAATATTTCAAGCATATCTATACAACACGGGACCCTTTAAGATAGTTAATGCAATTAAAAAGCCAGAAGAGTGGTGGGAGCATGCAGGTCTCATACAGCAATACAGGCGGAGAACTGCTCATAGTGGAGAAATATTTTAGACTCTAAGTCTTGAAAGTTGTCTCCATAAAAAATATTCTCACAATTTTCACATTTATAGATAATTGGGAGCATATCCAATTATACACATGATATAATAATATATATGGACTATAAAGGAATAAGCTGCCCACATTGCAAGACAGGAGACATGGCACCAGTGCTATATGGCTTTCCCACACCAGAAATGATTGATCTAGCTAGACAAGATATCATTGCTTTGGGTGGATGCACTGTGCACATCAACAACCCTACTCACTATTGCTATAGCTGCAATGAGACAGCTACTATAGGCTAATACCCATAGCCCTGTTCACACCTGTAATATAACCATTCTGCCAAGCCAGGAGCTCTTGCTCAGTTGTGCTGGCACCAGCAGTAGCTAAGTATTTCTGAAGATCTTCGAGGGCATAGCCAGCAATCTTCTGTGTTTCATCTTCTACGTTTTCATTTTCATTCATAGACTAATTATACCTCATAGTCTGTAGGCATGTCAAGCAGCATTTGCTTCTTTAGCTTACTGATTAACTCTTTGCCAGATATTTCAATGGTAATAGGGTTTGCCCCCTCTTCCAGATGAATCGTATAAATATTCTCTGGGAATATAAGGTATCTAAACTTAGACTCCACTAGCCAACCAAAGATTCCAGGATGAGCTGCGTTGCTTCTCCAACGTGACCATCCTGAACCTTTCCGTCAACAAGCCCTAGGAAAGATGGGCAGTAGTTGATCGGATACTTCTTGGCATAGTACTCGAAAAGCTCATGATCTTGTGTGACATCAATCCTAACATAAGTAATGTCTGGGTTATCCTTAATAAGCTTCTTAATGACTAGCTCCATGCCCGCACAAACTTCTGAATTTGGCTGTGTAAAGTGTATTAGTTCTTTTTGCATATTTTTTATTATAACATAAAAATAACAACATTGACTTTTATTAGCAGTTTTGGTATCATTTAATTAAGAAATTAAGGGAGAAGTATGGCATTCAATGCACATGATCTAAAGGCAGCATATGAAGAGGGAATCGTATTTGAGAGGATGCGGATCTTGGCTATCATCCAGCACATAGAACCTGACCAGGCAAAGTATTACGAAAAGCTTTTTAATCCAAATAAGGTTGGCAGATTATATTCTAAAGGCGAGCGAAAAGTAGGTTGAGTTTCGGCGGTAAAGTTCGGCGGATGAGACTATCCAAGTGCAAAGCACTTGACATTCACAAGTAGAACGGGTACAATGGATATATGAGAGACACTAAGATTAAACCAGAAGTCCGCAAGACGGTATTCGTAAAGGCTATCCGTGATACGCACATTACTCTTATGAAAGATTTAGACACGGAATTTGAAATAACCGAGGGCACCCTAATGTTCCATGAGACAAGCCCTAACCAAACTAAATACCTAGAGCCTGACGAGATAGGCCTATACCTACCTGAATATAAGTATATGGCTTTTGGCTACAGACCAGACTGGGTATCTGAAAGGACAGTAAGTGATGGCTAAGATGGCAGGACTACATGCTGAGGGCATGACAGATAAAGAACTACAAGAACAATGGGAACAAGCAGACCTGGATGGATGGCCAGAAGATAAGAAGCATCCTCCAGAGGGATTTAGAGACAAGGCCAATGGGGAATGATAACAGAAGAACATATCTGTCAAAAATGTAAGTCAACAATGTACTATACATTCTCCTCTAATGGATTTGACTTTGAATGTCCACACTGTAAAATTTTGAGGGTATAAATTGAATGACACATCAGCTATAGTAGAAGTATCCTCTATAGATATACATCCCTTAGTATTCTGGATATCAGTTGCTGCTCTGCTTTGGATCTATATCCTCAAAGAAGATTAGCCCATAAAGCCTTATATGACGATATGACGATATCACCCCATATGACACAAAGAGATATGCATTACCCCCTCAGAATCCATTCTATGGCTTCTGAGAGCTATGCTTATATGTCTTGATATGATAAATACATCTTACTGACCTATGTTCTACTTAGTGTAGAATGAGATATGATTATTTGATATAGGTAATGGGCCACATTGTTATACAATCGTAATCAAATTGGGACCAAATTGTTATTGACATATCTGCAATATGAGAGTATAATACGCTTTCTTAATACCTTTGCAGCCCCAAATAGCCAGATAAATATGTGCAAAAATATTCATATATCTTTAATTATTTATATAAACATATATGGAATATCTGGATTTTGGGGAAAAGAATATGCTTTTCTTAATGTATATTCTACTAAGGGGGAAAGTGTTTATTCTATAGATATTTCATCAGATGACCATACCTCTGTACCCTCGTCCTTTGGACGATCCCAGTCCCTGGGAGTAAACTTAAAGAATACCATAAGCTTATCTATACCAGTAAGCTTTGTAAAGGCGGTAGCCATATCAGCATATCCCTGATGTATCTTAGTAGCCTCAGTAGGATACATAAAATTAAAGAAGTGATATCTAGTCATATATATAGTATAGCATCATATGATCTTAATAGGTAAGGATGCCCTAATTTTATGAGAAATAATCCTATTGTTCTTAATACCCTACAATACGAGAAAGATTTCGGAGGTTCTTAATGTCTTTTCTTAAATGATCATACTTGACAAATGGTGATATATGTGGTCGACCCCCAGAGGGGCCTATCTATTCCTGGAATCCCAACAAATCATCTAGACTATCAAAGCCCATATCGTCTGGCTCTTCAAGTGCTGATAGCAGCAACTCAAACGTCTCGTTTACCATTGTCTCGGCAGTAGGTGTCTTCTCTACAATGTT